AAGTTTACTGATGTCGCAACATTCTTAAATGATATAGGTGGCAAGACTGGTGGCACAGGTATTCATATGGTTGTCAAAGGAAAAGAGGAAGAAATTACTTTTGACTTTCTGAGACAAATGATTGATAAAGATGAGACGCCTGAAAAAGATATCAATATAGGATATCAAATGGCAAAAGCCGTTAGAAAAGATTTACCTAAAAAACCAATCAAATACTTCTGGACTGCTCGTGGGAAACCTGGTGGTATTCATAAAAATAATCCTAGCGATATTATTTTACAAATAGGTAAAACAGATTACATTGGTTATTCTAATAAAGCAACAGTAGGTAAAGATGTCACACCTAAATTCAATACAGCGATTCACAGTTTTTATAAAAAATTAAATGATGGTAGACAATATAAAAATGTAGTCGATTTAATGGATAAGGCATGGAATGATACAGCAAAAACTGTAAAAGGAAAAAATGCAAAGAAGGCTTTAAGTAAGTTTAACATTTCAAGAGAGAAACCTAGTGAGAGTATTAGTAAAAGAGCATTCGCAACATTGGCAAAAGAGTTTGCAAAAGATAAGTTAAATTTTTATAAAGATGATTTCTATTATGGTTATAGAAATAGTCTAATTGATAATTTTGGTTCGTATTTAAAGAAACCAAAAAACTTAATGTATTTTTTAAACACAATAGGAATATACATGTATCCTGATAGTGCTGATACTACACCATGTCCATATAAACTTTTAGTTGGTACAGAATCAAGTGCCACAATAAAAGATGTTGCAAGTAATGAAGAATACAAAGAATTTTTATTAAACAAAGATGTAAAAAATTATGGTGGGGTTAAATACATCTATGATGGTAAATCACAACAATTTACTTTATCATTTAAATATAAACTTTTAGGTATAGATGTATCAATACCAATAACATCAAGAACAAGAGCTGCAGGTGGTTGGGCAGGTAAATCATTATACATTAACACACCAGGAATAAAAGTAAAATAATGGACTTACTAAACGAAGATAAGAATACACATTTAGAACATCTTGAAGATGACATAATCAATAATGGTTATGAGGGTGGTCAAAATGCAATAAACTTTTTAATTAGTTTGAATGAAATGTTAGCAGGTCATAGTACAAGTAAACTAAATGTCACAACAAAATGGGATGGCGCTCCTGCGATAGTTTGTGGACCAAGTCCTGAAAATGGTAAATTCTTCGTAGGTACAAAGTCAGTATTCAACAAAACACCTAAAGTTAATTATACAATACAAGATATTAAAAATAATCACGATGGTCCTGTTGCAAATATTTTAAGAGAATGTTTACAGTATCTTTCTGGTTTAGGTATGAAAGAAATATTACAAGGTGATTTAATGTTTACTAATTCATCTAAGAAGAAAACAGCATACAAAGATCCTACAGGTAAACAAGAAGCAATGATTTCATTTCAACCAAATACTATTGTTTATATGATACCCGAGAATACACCATTTGGTAAAAAGATATCTAGAAGTAAATTAGGTATTATTTTTCATACAACATATAAAGGTAGAACTTTTGATAAGTTAAATGCTAAGTTTGGTGCAAATGTTTCTAAGTTAAGAAGAACCCCAAATGTATGGTTTGATGACGCAAGTTATAAAGATGTATCAGGTAATGCATTAATGACAATAGGTGAAAGTCAACAATTGCAAAAGACTATAAACATGGCGTCTGGTTCGTTAAAGAAATCAAAAGAATTATTAAATAAAATTAAAACGGAAAAGAATACTTTATCAGTAGGTGTACAATTAAAATCATATTTAAATAGTTTTATTCGTGCAGCAACAGATTTACCTAGTACAAAAGAAACAGCAAATAAGTTTAGAGAGTTTTATAAAGAGAGAACACAAAAAGAAATAGACGCTGTAAAAAGAGACGTATCTAAACAAAAGTATCAAACAATACAAGATAGTGGTTTAAAATTTATTGATGATCACAATGATAGTGTGTATTTTGCTTGTGCAACATATAAAACTTTACAAACAGCAAAAGGTGTAATTATATCAAAATTAAATAAAGCAAAAAGTATTGGCACATTTAAAAGAACAGATAAAGGTTTAATGGCAACAAATCCAGAAGGTTATGTTGCAGTAGATAAAAAAGGTAAAGCAGTAAAACTTGTAGATAGATTAGAGTTTAGTATTCAAAACTTTACAGCTGCAAAAAATTGGGAAACAGGAACTAGAAATGTTGACATTTAAAGAGTTTGCAGAAAAGAAAAAAAGAACATGTCCGCCAGGTTATAGGTATGATACAAATTTAAATCAATGTGTGCCTAAATTTCCTAAGTACAAATACTATGGTAGAATAGGACCAGGACCAAAACAAGAACCACAGAATACAAGTGGTAATGATAATGCAAATGGTAACGGCAATGGAAATGGTAATGGTAATGGTGCTCAACAAGGTGGTAATGGTAATGGTGGCAACGGCGGTAATGGGGGCAACGGTAGTTAATGGAAAGATTTTTAATTAGAGAAGGTTTATATGACCCAGGTATCTTCAAGGCATTTTTTCTTGCAGGTGGTCCTGGTTCTGGTAAAACATTTGTTACTAAAAAGATTACTGGTGGCCTTGGTTTAAAAAATGTAAATTCAGATACAGCTTTTGAAACTGCATTAAAGAAAGCAGGTTTATCTTTAGACATGCCAGCAAGTCAAGAAAAAGAAAGAGATGAAATAAGAGCAAGATCAAAACAATTAACAGCAAAAAGATTAGACTTATACATTATGGGTAGATTAGGATTAGTAATTGATAGTACAGCAAGAGATACAAAAAAGATTGAAATAGGTTTAAGTGCATTGAAAAGACTTGGTTATGATTGTTATATGGTTTTTGTAAATACAAGTTTAGATGTGGCATTAGCAAGAAATGCTAAGAGAGATAGAAAAGTACCAAGAGATATTACAATTAAAAGTCACAAACAAATACAAGCAAATATGGGTTATCTACAAAGAATATTTGGTATGAAAAATTTTATTGTTATTGATAATAATAAATTCAATGAGGATATATTAGATAAGTCATATAAGATGGTTCGCAAAGTAGTAAAAAAACCTATACAAAATTACACAGCAAAAATGTGGTTAAAACAAGAATTAGAAAAAAGAAAAATAAAAGAAGATATCAATATACCAATTAAAGTTGGTGATGTTGTAAAAGGTGGTAAATTTAAAAATAAATCTATTACAGTTAAGAAAATAGGTAAGAATGAAAAAGGCGATATTACTATTAATGATAAACCTTTACTTAAAGTTAGAATACCATCATTCAAAGAGTTTGCTGAGAAAGCACCTAATACTGCTGACGCAATGAAAAGATATAAAGCAGGTAAGGCTGGTTTCACAGACAAAGCACATTTAAAAGCAAAAGGTATGATACCTAGAGCAGACGGAACGAAAAGAAAGAGCGACAAGTACAAATGAAAACAATTAGTGAATTACTAAAAAGAAATACAGGTAAAAGTAAACCTGTGGTGTTTGCATTTGGCAGATTGAATCCACCAACGATTGGACATCAAAAGCTCATAGAAAGAGTTATTACAATAGCAAAAAGGGTAAAAGGCCTACCTGTGTTATATGTAAGTGCAAGTCAGGATAAAAGAAAAAATCCTCTGACTGTAAAGCAAAAGGTCGACTACTTAAAAAAAGTATACCCTCGTGGTATATCAATACTACCAGCAATTGGAAGTGAACGTACATTTATGGAAATATTAAAAAATAGATTTGATAAAAAATATACAGATGTCTATATGATTGCAGGTAGTGATAGGGTCGCAGAATTTAAAAGGCTAATTAAACAGTATAATGGTAAGGACTATAATTTTGATACTACGGAAGTCGTAAGTGCTGGTGAAAGAGATCCAGACGCTACTGGTGCCACAGGAATGAGTGCTAGTAAGATGAGAGATTTTGCAATGAGAAATGACTACAATAGTTTTAAAAAAGGACTTATCACAGGCACCAAGGAGAAGGACGCTATGAAATTATTTAAAGACTTAAAAAAAGGCATGGGAGTGAATGAATCTATGGCACCAGAAGATGATGGATTGAAATTGATTAGAGAAAACTATCACAACAATGAAATATTTAATATGGGTGATATGGTAGAGAATACTAATAATGGTAACGTAGGTAAGATTATAAAAAGAGGACCAAACTATATTCAGTACGAAATGGAAGATGGTGGTGTAGAAAAAGCATGGTTAAATGAAATCACACCAGCAAACAATATTGACAGCGAATTACAAGTTGAAGATGTTGATAAGAAAAAATTAGTATTACAAAAAAATGCTCAACAATTAAAATCTTTTAAATCTTTTGAAGAAGAAATCAATTCAGCTAAAGACGCACAGAAAAAAGGCGTTGAAGATGAACAAGATGAAACTGAAAAAGATGAGAAGAAAGATAAGAAAAGAAAGTTACCTATTGAGACACCTGGTCAACCAAAGATCGCAAGTGTAGATACTTGGTCACAAGGACCAGATCAAGCAGATCAAATTAAAACTATGAGAACTTTTAATATTAAGACACCAGGTCAAGTAAGAGATTATGGTAAGTTAGTTGGTGATCGTAAGTTTCAAAAATTTGAAGAAGTTGAGATTGATGAAAATATATCTAAAGTCACCACTAAAAAATCTGGATCAGATATGAATGTTTTTTATAAAGGAAGAACAAAGTATGGCTCTAATAAACAGATTGGTTATTATTTTAAAGAAAGAGGTAAATTTGTAGTATACCATGATAATGAAGATGATAAAGATGATTTTACACAAGAAGATGAAGCGAGAAACGAAAGAGAAGCTATTAAAATAATTTACAACACAGCAAAAAGTAATAGAGTTATTAGAGAAAGTACAA